GCTGCTGGCGTAAAGCTGCAATCAATTTCTTTGGGTCTTCGCCAGACTTTTCCAAAACATTCAAGAGGATGTTGGCAGCGCGCTTTTCCTGAGACGCGGCACGGCCTGAAAAGGAGGACTTAATGGCCCCAACAGTTGCTTTGCTGGCGTCGACTGCCGTCGTAAAGACCCTCGTCACGGGGGTCAGGCCTGCGGTCAACTCAGCCCCAAACCGTACGCCTTCTTGCCCGGGGAAATAGGTCTCGGAAGTGCCCCCAGCTGCGCCTTGCGCACCCGCGCTAACAGCTTCTGCCCCCAAGAACACCTTGGGGTTGCGGCGAGCCGTCTCTCCCATGGTCGACAAAAACTGAGATACGCGCCCTGCCGTAGGGCCAGCGGCGGGCAAAAAGAACGCAGCAGGGGCGGTGGCAATGGCCGAACCAAAGGTCGTGCCGCCCTCAAAGTAAGGCTTGAGGCGCGGATCGGCCTCTTCGGGAACTACGCTGGAAGCGCCCTGCCCTGCCTCGTAACCAAGGTAGCCGCCCAAGGCGGTTGTGACCAATGGGATGGCTCCTGCGAGCGGCCCAATAAAGGGGGTGGCAGCGGCGGCCATAGGCATGCCAAGCCTAAACCCCGTCAAGGCACCGCCCACGACAGGGGAGTCACGAAGCGCTCCTTTTACGGCCCCCTTGCCGATGGAAGCGGCCATGTCCCCAGCGTCGGGAGCCGGTGGTCCGCCAGAAGGATAGAGATCGTCAATCGTTTGTTCCTTGGGAGACGCTGCTGTGGGCCCATCTCCGCGAGCTACTCTCGGGTAAAAAGAGGGACGGCTTGCCGCTTCAATTTCCGCTGCAGTAAGGGGTGCCTCAGGCTTTTGGCCAGAAGGGAACAAGTCGTCAATGGTTGAAGCGGTTGCCATCTAGTTACCTCTTTGGACCGTCATACTTTATTTGCACTTGCTTAAACCCAGTTTGCGGGTTGATCACAATGTACTCGCCGGGGGGCAAGGTCTTCCACACGGACGGATCAATGATTGTGCGCTGTTGAATGCCCAATAGGTCTCGCACCGCGCTGATTTCTTCGAGTTTTTTGGTTGCGTCCTTGCGAGCCTGAACCCCGGTTCTTTCCTGAGATTGAATGTTAAAGGTTTTATTCTCAATCCCTTCAATCACGTTGTCCAAAGCAATGATCTTGTTGATGTAGCCGTTCTTGTTGGAAAACACCGCTGGAGCCAGTTTAAGCTCCTTCAAAATCTGCTGTCGTTCTGCATCAGCAAAGCGAGGGTTCTCCTGCAAGGTGTTGACAACTCGGTTGGTCATGCTGTCCAGCATTGCAGTGCTCTGCTGAAACTCAGGCCCAATGCTGCCCGCTACATCCAAAGGCACGTTGCGTGCAATCCCCGACACCAGCACGGGCACAAAGCCTGTTCCGGTCGCAGCCAAATCAAAGAAACTGGACTTTGGCGCAGTGCTGGCTATTTGGAATATCTCCGGCTCAGCCGCAGCCGAAGTCAAGCCACTAGGCACAACAGGGCGCGTTGGGGTAGATCCGCCCACAGGAGTCGTGTTGCTCGGAGGAGCAGTACCGCTTACCGGCACTTTTTGTCCCAAGGCATCCTTTACAAAATCCGGCAGTTGGTTTCGCTGGGTACGGATTGACTTGAGCCCTGTTTCAGGGTCAGTAAATTCAATCGCCGTAGGTTGCGTGTAATCCGTGACTGCGGTCATAAAGGTGTTGCTCTGCTCAGGCGTCAAGGAACCTGCTGCGTACAACGGAGCGAATTGAATAAGGCTGTTCAAAATGTCGCCTTTGTTGCCACTGCCAAGAGGCCCTTTGTCCGTGGCCCCTGCCTTTTTAGCATCGACCCGAGACTGAGCGGCGAGCACTTGGTTAATCAAAGCGCCCTTGCGCTTTTGCAATTCAGCGTTGCTGGCGGTGACCTGATCAATATCCTTCTCACCCTGTTGCAGTGCCAACACTTTGAGCTGGCGATCGATCTTGGAGATCTCGTCAATACGCTTGCCCATGGCGGCAGGCAATGTACGGGTCGCTCCTGCAAGGCGCGACATAAAGCTGCCGCGCAAAGGGCGGCCCGCGTCGTCCACGTTTCCTGCAAAGGCAAAGGCCCGTTGTCCGAGTTCCAGCAGCATCTGCGCCTCGGATGCACCCCTGTCTTGGCCCAAAAGGGTTTGGTACTCCGGCAAGCGAGAGGCCGTGGCCTGTGACAAGGAAGGCGCGGTAGCAGGCTGCTGATTAAATAGATCCATTGATGACTTTCTGGCAGCAGCCACCATGTCAGCAGGAAACATCATCAAATCTTCAGGAACGGCAGTGTCTCCAACAGGGGTCACACCGTTCTCATCAGACCCTGCTTGAAAATTTTGGACATAGCCTCCCCGTGCCATCGCAATCGGAGGCTGGCCGGGGGGCATGCCCGGTGGCATTCCTGGGGGCATGCCCGGAGGTGCGCCACTCGGAGGACCGCCGCCCATACCAGCCATCAACTCGGCAATGCCGCCTTGCGCTGGTGGCGGAGGCATACCCGCATCCGGAGGCATCGGGGGCATGCCCGGAGGAGGCATTCCCGGGTCGCCGCCCATCATCGGGGGCTGAGGCCCTTGGGCCATTTCCGCAGAGGCAGGCAACGCGCCAATGCCGCCCCCGCCTTGTTGTGACAAGACAGTTTGCAGCATGGCCAGCACGGTCTCTGGCGTCTCAGTGGCGGCTTGGTAGCCCACCAGATCAGCCAGTTCATCGCGCCGTGCGTCGATGGAGCGCATGTCACCGCGCAGATTGTTCATCAGTATTTCAGGAGAGTCCGGGCGACGCTCCATCATCGACTCAGGGCTATCCTCGCCTTCATCGCCCACGTCTTCCCCGTCATCCATGGAATCCATGAAACCCTGCATGATGCCGCTGTTCTCAACGTCATCTTCCACCATCATTTTGTTTTTCATAGTGACCTCTTAGAAAAGACCGGCTTTTTTGGCCCCGGCGGCGGTGGATGCAACCCCAAGGCCGATGCCAACAGCTTGTTGGAACGGGCTGGCCGTCGGCTGGCTGGCCACCTGCGTGGACATTTGCGTAGACGGAGCGCCCTTGTAGATGTCGGACAAGAACCCGGCCTGCTGGTAGGGCGCATAGACCTGCTGCAGTTCCGTGGCGCGTTGTGCGTCCAAAGCCTGCTGGTTGAACGCTTGCTGCGCTTGGCCCGTGTTGTACAAGAAGTTGATGTCGCCTTGCTGTAGCGCCTGAGCGGTTTGGCCCAATGCGCCTTGCTGCACGCCAAGTTGCCCGAGCTGACCGGCCATCTGACCAAGGCCCTGCGCTTGCTGTTGGCCAATGCCGAACTGCTGCGTGGCCAACTGCCCGATGCCTTGGCCAAGGCCCTGCATCTGCTGCGCTTGTTGGCCGTAAATGCCAGCGGCAGTCTGCGCGGTTTGGTTGCGCGCTTGAGACTGCTGCATCAGCAAGTTGGAAATGTTTTGGTTGATCGAAGCCTCTTGGCCTGCCAATGCACCGCCCTGAGACGCCAAGTTGCCGTACTGTTGCGCGGCTTGGCTGTAGATGCCAGCGGCACCCTGTCCAAGTTGTGCCTGCTGCACCCCAAGCTGACCCAAGCCTTGGCCAGCGGCCACTTGGTTTTGAGCCAAATTGCCGTAGAGGCCCGCTGCAGATTGGCCCAGTTGAGCCTGCTGCGCGGCTTGCGAGCCGACCTGCTGCCCGATGTTGGCCAGTTGCGATGCTCCAGCTTGACCCAATTGAGCGCCCTGCGCTGCAAAGTTACCCAGTTGTGAGCCTGCCTGGACGCCGAGTCCCGCTTGTTGGGCGGCCAACTGCGCGGCGTTTTGTTGAAGGCCCGCTTGCTGCGCTGAAGCGCTAATCTGACCTTGGCCCGCTGCCATAAACTGCTGAGCGGCGTTCTGCCCAAGACCAGCTTGCTGCGCTGCAAGACTACCTAGTTGTGAGCCTGCTTGGAGACCGAGGCCTGCTTGTTGGGCGGCCAACTGAGCGGCGTTTTGTTGAAGGCCCGCTTGCTGCGCTGAAGCGCCAATCTGACCTTGGCCCGCTGCCATAAACTGCTGAGCGGCGTTCTGCCCAAAGCCTGCTTGCTGCGCTGCGACCTGCGCCTGCTGCGCGCCTAATTGCCCAATGCCTTGGCCCACCTGCATCTGGCGCTGCTGTTGCTGCTCAAAGGAGGACATGGCTTGGGCTTGGGCTTGGCTGTAGCCTTGAGACAGTAAGTTGGCAATGGTGGAGGACTTTTGATCCAGCAAGTTGCGCTGCATCTCAGCGCGCTGAACACCCTCTCGCTCACCGCCAAACGCCCCCGATCGGACTGCTTGTGCTGCCGCGCCTTGGCCCGCGATCAGGCTTTGGCGGTCCATCTGCCTCATCGTCTCGTCGATGACTTGCTGGCGGTAAGGGTCCATGAAGGACTGAGCCGAAGCGGGGTCATAGCCCTGCTGCGCCCCGCCTAAGGTCCCAATGCCTTGGCCAAGCGCTTGCTCGGCCGCGCCGAACCCCGGCTGGTTGGCGGCTGCCGCCGAGGCCATCGCGCCACCATACAGGGCATCGACCCCTTGCCGCATGCCGGGAGCCTGTGCCGCTTGTGCTGCCATTCCGACAGCCTGTTGGCCTTGACCAAGTCCTTGCCCAATGGCTTGCTGCGCCGCGCCGAATCCCGGCTGGTCGACTGCTGCCGCCGAGGCCATCGCGCCACCATACAGGGCATCGACCCCTTGCCGCATGCCGGGAGCCTGCGCCGCCTGTGCGGCCATTCCAACGGCCTGTTGGCCTTGACCAAGTCCTTGCCCAATGGCCTGCTGCGCCGCGCCAAAGTTAGGTTGTGCACTTTGGAGTTGACCGGCCGCCTGCCCCATAAGAGCCTGAGAGCCCCTGAAGTCAGCGCCTCCCGAGCCAAGTGCCAGCTGCTGCGCTTGCGTCAAACCGCCAATGCCCTGGGCAATGGCTGAAGTTGCGGGCTGCAAGTTGGCTTGGCTGGACATTGCCGCCATGTTTTGGGCCGTGGCCAGCGAGCCGAGGCCCGTGCCTATGTCTTGGCGAGCTGCGCCAAACTGGCCGGTGGTGTCGGATGCTACTGCGCGCTGCGCGGCGGCATCCAAGTAGCCGAGGCCCTGGTTTAACTGGCCTATGCCCGAAGTGATGTTGCCAGCGGCCTGCCCTGCTTGGCCCATGGCCTGTTGGGCGTCCGTGAACTGGTTGCGCGTGTCCGCTCCGCGCAATACATCGGCTGCCTCGCCGGTGGTCCGATATGCCGTGCCTAACGCTTGGTTGGCCGCCGTCATGTAGGGTGTAAAAGACCCCACCCCCATGTCGGAGGTGGCCTGCATGGCTTGGCGCTGTGGGTCGGTAAACCCGGCAACTTGGTAGCCCGGCAGCTGTTGGGCGAGGGTTTGACCACCACCCGTGTTAAACGCGAGTTTCTGCGCTTCTTCAAGCAGCTTTAACTTGTACGCTTCGATCTCCGGGGCTTCCCGGACTATCTGCTGTGTGGTTTCGGTTGCCATTTATTTACCTTTCACCGGCCCGCCTTCGAGCATTTTCATGAGCTTGTACATACGCGCTGCGCCTTTACGGCGGCTGCCTTTCCCGGCGTTGCGCACGGCTTTGGCTGTAAACACAAACTCGCCGTCCGACAGCATGGCAGGGATGTCATCCGAGGTTCCCGTGCCGGGTCCGTTGATTGGACCGTTCTTGCGGGGGAACTCTCGCATCGACATCTCGCCGCCTTTGGCGCGTCCAACAGGGTAGATCGTCGGGACCCCGTACAGGCCTGCGACGTTGTAGGGCTGTGCGACACCCCCTGGGGACATTGTCGCCCCCATGGGTAGTGCTTGCCCCGGCTGGCCCATAAGAGTAGCCCGAGAAAAGTCTGTTTGAACCACGGGGCTCCGAGGTGTTGCAGGTGTCCTATAGCCAAAGTCTAAGCCGCCTCTGAACTGATCAGGGTTGTCCCTGAGGTAGTCAGTGCCGGTGTAGGCTTGGTCAAACGCTGGATTTTCCTCAGCAGGCGAGCCTTCCATGCCGCCCGCCGCTGCGTTTACAGCAAAGGCCAACGGGGCGTATTTCCGAAGAAGACCAGCGTCTGCTGGTAGACCAGGACGACTGGGAGACAAGTACTCGTTGTACACGTCCTTGGCCCCTGTTGCCATCTTGTCAAAAAAGCCTTGAGTCGGTGGCGTTACAGTACTGGCCATGCCGTAGTTGGCTCCACCGGAAGCGTCGGCCAGAGGAGAAACGCCAGGCTGGAGCCCTGCTGAAGAAGTACCCATCCGTAAGCCCATGCCCGGTGAACCGCCCATGCCCGGTGCACCGTACGTCCCTGCAGCAGCAGGGGAAGCGCCTCCCAAGCTGTAATCGCCGGAGAAACTGCCTGCAGCAGGAGCAGGGGAAGCGCCTCCCAAGCTGTAATCGCCGGTAAAATTGCCTTGAGCATCGAATCCGGAGCTTTGGCCCATGGCAGGCATTTTAAAGCCGTCGCCCGGGTCTTGGCTGGCCAACAGACTTTGCGCATCCCCGATCGGACCCGGTGCCCCTGTCTCGGCTTGCGCCATTTGGGCGCTTGCATCGCCCTGCGCGGGAGCGCCTTGCGAGTTTTGAATTCCTTGCATCGCCGCCGCCGATGCACCAGAGGTCACGCCCATCCGCAAAGCGTCCTCCGTGCTCATGCCGGATACCTTGCCGATGCCCGCACCGATTAAACCTGTAGACAGACCTGTGTTCAGCGCACTGCCTGCCGCGCCGGGAAGATACCCGCCAACAGCCGAGACAGGGCTTGCACCCATGATTGTGCCGCCGCCTCCAATGTAGCCCATGGCACCTGCAACAAGGGCTTCCTTGATGGAGCCCCCGCCTGCAAGGGTCACGCCTGCACTTGCCACCCCTGCCGCAGTACCTAAAGAAAGGCCCACGCCCGCAGGCCCGAGGACCATGGCCAACGCAATGGTTGCAAAAATACGTCCAACAGGACTTTTCAGGACCTTTTTAACAACATTGACCGCGCTTTTAAAAACCTTTTTAACGCCTCCCCACAGCTTCTTAAGGAAAAACTCTGGTAAGCCTGTTTCAGGGTTAATGGTGCCCGAGCCGCCACGGCGCTTGAGCAGCGCGGCCTCTTCTGGGGTGATGTGCGCCAGCATGGTGTCGCCGTTGCGGCCCCTTGAGGCAAGGTAGCTAGCCACATCTGCCAAGCCGCCTTCAGCCATGCCCATTGGGGGAAGACCCTCTATGGTGGGAGACATCTGCATGGGCTCCATGGCCCCTTCGCCCTGCATTATCTGCATTTCGTTAAGGACGGACAAAATCGCGCCCAAGAACTCAGGGTCGTATTGCTCTGGCAGGTCTTCCGGGTCAATATAGTCGTTGTCAATCAACTGCTGTCGAGTGGCGGGGTAGCCTCTCGGGTCTTGCGACAGCATCTCCACCGCAGTGATAAGCATTTCAAGCTCTTGCGGCGACATTTGCTCGTCAGCTAGGTTCTCGCGAATGCTTGCCCGCAGCATCTCTTGACCGGCAGGATTGACCATCCCAAGCGCCGTTTGCGCGGCGTCGTATGACTGCGCGCTGGTCACGCTGGGTTGTTGATTTTGGGCTTCTTCGCCCTGCATAGCTGCACCCTGTGGGAGCGCCATGATTCCTTCATCCACCATGATAGTCCTTTCCAATTGTTGCCAGTAGCCCTAAAGCGGGCTGCGCGCCGGGAAAGGACGCGATGATGGCTGAAATTATCCAACAAAAAGTCAAGTTTTGTCCACTTATTTACGTCCTGTCCATCTCTAAATAGGATAGATAGAAGTCAACGTCAGAAGCGCTTGCAGTGACTTTTAAAATATCTCCCCCCTGCAAGACGCATGGCACGCCGGAGAAAACGTCCAAAGTCTGGCTGATAGGCAGCGTGTAGGACTTAAGCAGCTTGTACGGGGTCGCGCCGCCTTCGGGGTAAACAGCTACCGTTAAAAGAGCCGTACTGGCGCTGTCGTTGGTTGCGCGCAGGGATGACACCACGGCGCCGTTCGCGACAGGGACGGTGTAGATGGTCGTCTCAGTTGCAGCGGTCGGGGTGATGTACTTGCGTAGATATTTATTGGCCATGTCACACTGCCGATACAAAGTTAACGGTCAAGATGACCGAGGGGATTTCAGGCCTTGTCGGCGTGCTCTCGGCCGCGTAGTGCTCAATGTACACATCCGTGCTGCTGGCCCACCATGCGATTTCCAAGTAATCGGTGCTTGGCTCGTTGACCGTGAAGATGCCTGTAATGGTAGGGACGACGTGTGAATAAATGGAGACGCTCTTGCGCGCCGGCACATCAAAGCGCGTGCGGCTTGACGGGTAGTTGACCCCGGCAGCCTTGGCCCAAACCTCAAACTCCTGTATTGCGTTGCTGCGATTGGAGACTTGCAAGCTGAAGGTGACCAAATACTGCCCGCTGCAGGGCAGGTATATCTTGCTGTTGTCGACCACCCGAACACCATTGGAAAGGGCCACAACGTCGTAGGTCAGCAGCTCCTCTGTGGTGATGCTGGTCAGCTCTTGATCCACGTTGGATACCAGCATGGCGTTAGGCAAAAGGATGCCGTTGCTGTTCTGAAAGCCCCGGATGCCGCCAGAAAAACCTCCGCCTGCGCCCGAGTTTGCCGACATCCAGGCGCTCGCAGCGGCAATGTCATCGCTGACAACGGGCGTGTAGGTATTGTTAAGCTGAAAAACAATTTGCTCAAGCGAACGCACAAGCTGATTAAACTGGGAAGGGTCATACCCCGACGGCGAGGCGTTAGGCAGGCGGACATTGTTGATCTTGCTCATGGGGGCTACCCTACCTTATGCCATCAGCTTGGATGTCGACACGCATGGTTCCGAAGCGCCACCGGCTGCCCAGTTCACCACCTTCAATGCGCAATTGAATCTGCCTGCCGCGTGCGCGCGTATCCACTTTTTCCGTGGCCGGTGTGATGACGTACGGATTCAGCGAGCTGGGCGTTGCACTGGTTTGTGGATACAAGCGAAGCAGCAGCCGGACCGTCAAGTCCCCTATTTGGTTTTTAAAGTCGGGGATAAAGCGCTTCATAAACAGCACCTGATCTCCATCGCCAATGTCAAAGTAGCCCGAGTAAATAAAAGCCTCAATGGCCTCGCCATTGGCATCTGTCCCCGTCTCTTGGTGGTACAAGAGGCTGCGCCCTGCCGTCAGCCCGTAAATGGGGGTAAGCGTCGCATCATTTGCCAGCGGGTCGTATTCCGTGGCCAATGGTTTTTCAAACGTGCCCGCATCCGCCCAAGCAGTGCGCGCCAAGGTGCCAATGGACCACACGTTTTCCATGTAGTTGTAGGTCACAAACCGGTTCACATAATCACTGCTCAGGGTCGGGTAATACCATGTCAATTCGTTGAACTGGGTGTTGAGGCCCACATTCACCGATGTAGCCTGAACAATGTTGATGTCTTGGAACACGTAGTCCTGCACGGTGCACGGAATCTTTTTGACAGTGCCGTCAAAGACAAAGAACGCGTCCTTGCTCATCCAATACGCTACGCCGTTGACGTCGGCCGATGCGTGCGGACCGATGATGCCGCAGTTGGCCCCCAGCTGCTGAAAACCGAAGGTGTAGGGCGGTCCTAAGTACTGCTGGCCGTGCAGCGCTGTGTCCGTCCAGATCAGGATCTGGCCCCGTGAGCGCAGCGCGGAAATAATCTCATTACCGTCCGTGAGCCGTTGTCCGCCAGCCGTGTTGATGGCAGTGGCCACAAAGTCGCCAATGTCCTCTTGCCCTGAGAAGCGCACAAACATCGGGTCCTGAGAGCTCGGGTCGCCCAAAACGGACTCTGTTCCAAGGCACACCAGATGCCTGTCTGGCGTGGACACGAGCGCGTACTTGCTTTTTGTGGGCGCTCCTGCAAGGGCCGTGGCCCGCGTGCCGAGGCCCCCGCTGGGCAGCCACTCATAGATGCCGCCGTCCACCAACTGCAGAATAAGGTTTTCGCCGTAGCTGTCAAACTGCCAGACCTGCGCCAAGAGAGATAAAGAGGCGCTTGGTGGGCGTGCGGTGCCCCAAGTACTCAAGCCCCACGTGCCTGTGCCCCAGCCGAAGTCAAAGTAGCTTACGTCGCTGCCCACGCTGATTTGATAAGCCGCGTTGGCCGTTCCCGCTGCCGCCGTGCTGGTCGCTTGCGTCGGGGAGACGATCGTGTATTCGCTGTCGCTTAGGACTGCTTGGATTTCAAATTCGTTGTTTAAGTCCGCATTGGGGATGCCGCCCGGATTGCCCGTGGTAGTGCCAAAAGTTACAAAGTCACCCTTGATCGCCCCATGCGCAACTGCGTTGACAGCCACCGTCGTTGAGCCGTCGAGCGTGCCAAACGTCACGGTGCCCGTGTCTCGAATTGGGGTGATGTCGGCCCACGAACCGCCGTAAAAGGCGTAGACCTTGCGGTTTGTGCCAAGGGCCATGTACGGAGAGCCGTCCAAGCCGTTCCAGTTAAAGAGGTCGCTGGTTGAGCCCACAAAATGCAACTGGGGGGAGTTAAATGCTTCCCAGCCTCCCAGTTTTTCCGGCAGGCCGTAGCGAAAACGAACAAAGTCGCAGTCCACCCAGCCGCCCTCAGCCCCGTATTCAGTGTTCTGTTTGTCAATGCCCGGTTTCAGGGCGAGGCGAAGGAGGGGCATAAATTACCTATAGCTAGAAGTTTTTTTAGCCACGGACTTGGGCTGTGCTACGAACTGCTTGCCCTTAGCGTTGCCCCTTGCTTTTGCACGGTTTGTGGCCGCTTTTTCCCCCGGACTCAACGCGCTCCAAGCCGCCTCCGGCAAGTAGCGTTTCTTGCCCTTGCTGGGTTTGCCATCAGAAGTTTTCCACTTCTGGTCTGACCACGTCTTAAGAGACTGCTGAGGGGCTTTCACGAAGTGTACCCTCCGCCTTTTTTCTTGTACTCCACCGCCAGCAGTTGTGCCTTGCGCGCGGACCACTCGCCTGGATCACCACCTTTGGTCCCTGCTTTGATTCGCTCAAAGAGAGCCTTGCGCATTGTCGGCTTGCTGTAATTTCCAGCGGCGTTGACTTTGGACTTGGATGAGGGTTTTTTGACAGGCATGTGTTTCTCCTTAGGCCTGCAACCCGTTAAGGTACACGGTTTTACCGGCTTGCTTTACAGCCGTAAGGTCCTGCTTTTTGAGGTTTGCAGGGTCGTAGGACACGTGCACCCATCCAGAGTCGGGAACGCCCTTGGTGTAGAACTCCAAGATCAGCTGTGTGTAGGACAGATTGTCCTTGATCCACTCGGCCAACTCAGCGTTGGGTACACCGGAAATTTCAATGTCAGCGGCTTGGCCCTTGCAGTGATCAGAGGTCTTGGAGCCACCGACCTTGGCGTTGACATCAGGACTGCGGTAGCCGCTGTTGACCCTGACACCCTTACCGTAATGGTCACGCACGGGCTGGAGCACTTTAACCGCCAAGGTCAACATGCTTTTAATGGCTGTTTGATCAGGCGTGTTGTATATGTTGTGGCGCAGCGCAGTCTCGCTCTTGGTCATCTCCGACAGGGTAAAGTTCTTGGTGAGGTTCATTTTCTAGCTTTCATGTCCAATTAATTTTTCAGTCTTGGAACGGGCGCCTGCTTTTACACCCTCACCAAACATGTAGCGCATCAACCCCATCAGCTCTTTTTCAGTCCAAACTGAGCAGCCCTGTGCCTGGCACTCCTTGGCCTCTGCTTCAGTCATAGATACCCCCTTCGGGATGCTGGTGCAACCGGATAAGAGCAGCAATGCGAGTATGGCGGCTTTCATTTGTTGCGTATTTCCATAATCTTCTCAGCGCCGCGTGAGGTGAAGTAAGCGCCGAAGATGATGATTCCCCATTGACCAAGCAGCGTAACGTAGGATTCATTCACGGCATACCCAAATGCTGACATCGTGGCAAACACCACGTAAGCGCAAAAGATTGCAACCAGTGACAACGGGCGGATGTTTTTAGACAGCCAAGAGTCGCTACTCATGTCCGCTTTCCAGCGCTCGGTAACGTTGTTTTGGTCAGATTTGAATAGCTCAGTCTCGTTGGCCATCTTAGCCAGCTCACCATCCTGCGCCATCTTGGCCAGTTCCAACTGCGCAATTGCTTTTGCTTCTGGGTCCGGTATAAGTTTGTCAATCAGCTTAGAGCCGATGCCGAGGAGTGCAGTAAGTGGAAACATACAGTCTCGCTTTAAATGTGACTAACGTCGTATTGATTAAGCCGTCTTGTCCGCCAGCGCAACGGTTGTCACCTCACGCAGCGCCAGCATAATCACCGGCCAAAGCATGATGGTGTACTGGCGATACTGCACAGGCAGGAGCGTGCTCAAGAAACCTGAGTTAACTTCAACCACCGTCAGCAGAGCGCCGATGAGCGCCACCCAATAAGTCTTGGACTTGAGCCGCTGGATTAGCATGTTCATATTGGTTACACCTGTTCAGGCACAGACGCTTCAGCCGGAACTGAGGCAAGCGCGTTTTTCAGCAAGCCGATGAAATGCTCTTTACCGCCAGCCAACTGCTGAAGCTGAAAAGTGGTTGAGCCAATTTTGCGGTCGAGGTCAATGCAATGATTGAACAAGGCAACCTGCGTTTCATTGAAGTCGTTTGCGTCGTACTCAACATTGTCGATGCTGACGATCTGGGGCTTTTTGTTTTCCATTTCGTGTTTCCTTTTAATGCGCCACCAAGATTGGGTGGTGGCATCCCGTTTTACCAAGGCTTGCCGGAGGCTTGCACAGGGTTCCTTTGAGCTTCAATCTGAGTTGCCACCGATGCTTCGGTAGCTGCAACAGTTTCTTCACCCATCGCTGATTTAACCCAGCCAATTGCCTGCTCTTCGGTGATGTCTTCGTAAGCTGTTGTTACAACACCCTCTAGCCCAATAGAACCGTATGTGTTGCCGCTAAACTCACCATCAACGCCAGAGCAAGTCCAGTGTGCGGTAGTTACAAAGCCGTCAGATGTGCGGCGCTCAAGTTGTGCAATATTCCATGTAGTCATTTTATTCTCCGGCGGCAGCTTGTATTGGAGTTAAATCCTCTGTTGTCCAATAATCCTTAGCTAGCATGATGACCAGATGCTCTTGGTTGCGTGATACTGTGTCTGCCTCTTCGGCATTCAAAGCAGGTTTTGCTTTTAGCGCATTAATCAGGTTCACACTGTCCATTGCGGAAGAGTAGTGCTTGGCGATTTGCTCAGGTGTGGTTTCAATAATCATGGGTTACTTTCAAGGGTGGGTTAAAACATAAGCGTCAAACTTTGCATTAAGTTCTTGCAAGGCTTTTACTAAAACAGGAATCATGTGCGAATCAATCATCCGCAGTTTGTCTGCATCTTCGTTATCCACGATGACCGGGTTAGCACCTTCAAGCGCCAGCACGTCCTGAGCTTTAAAGCCGTAGCGCACACCGCCGTTGGTTTCTTCCGAGTCCCGTGCGGTACGGAATTGATACGCTGTAGGTTGCAACGCTTTAACAAACTCAAGGCCATGCGGTACAGGTGCAAAGTTGGTCTTGTCCCGTGCATCTGAAACCACTGTCCATGCCACTTGAATGTAGGCGTTGGTAACTCCAGTAGACCCCATGCAAAAACGGTTATTTTCGGTCGTTGGGTCAAAAACTGGGACGTAACTGCCTGCTGAATTAAGCGGGTTGATTGCTGTGTTTCCGCTGCCCGTGGTGTTGCTGAGGAGTGCTTGATACCCACTGGCTGTGTTGCTGACGCCTGTGGTGTTGCTGAAGAGTGCGCTCTGCCCACTGGCGGTGTTGTTGCTGCCCGTGGTGTTGTTGCGGAGTGCGCCCTGCCCACTGGCTGTGTTGTTGATGCCTGTGGTGTTGAGGACGAGTGCGTCGCGCCCGCTGGCTGTGTTGTCGTTGCCCGTGGTGTTGCTGAAGAGTGCGCCCTGCCCATTAGCCGTGTTTTGATTGCCTGTGGTGTTGCTGAAGAGTGCGCTCGCCCCGCTGGCTGTGTTGCTACTGCCCGTGGTGTTGCTGAGGAGTGCTAGCCGCCCGCTAGCTGTGTTGTTAGTGCCTGTGGTGTTGGCGTTGAGTGCGTCCTGCCCGCTGGCTGTGTTGTTGAAGCCTGTGGTGTTGTTTTGCAGTGCGCCCTGCCCGCTAGCTATGTTGTTGAAGCCTGTGGTGTTGCTGTTGAGTGCGCTGCGCCCGCTGGCTGTGTTTTGAGTGCCTGTGGTGTTGTTTGCGAGTGCGCCCTGCCCGCTAGCTGTGTTGCTGCTGCCTGTGGTGTTGAAGATGAGTGCGTCTTGCCCGCTGGCGGTGTTGTTGAAGCCTGTGGTGTTGCTGAGAAGTGCGCCCTGCCCGTTGGCTGTGTTGCTGCTGCCTGTGGTGTTGTTGCGGAGTGCTTGGAACCCGCTGGCTGTGTTGTTTGCGCCCGTGGTGTTGTTGGCAAGTGCGTTCACCCCGCTGGCAGTGTTGTTGAAGCCCGTGGTGTTGCTCTGAAGTGCGCGCACCCCGCTGGCTGTGTTGCTACTGCCCGTGGTGTTGCTGAGGAGTGCGTCCGTCCCGCTGGCGGTGTTGCTGTTGCCTGTGGTGTTGTTCTGGAGTACGCCCTGCCCGCTGGCTGTGTTGCTGTTGCCTGTGGTGTTGCTGAGGAGCGCGTTCACCCCGCTGGCAGTGTTGTTGAAGCCTGTGGTGTTTGAATTCAAAGCACCCGAACCCAATGCGGTGTTTGTCGATATGGCCCCTGCACCTTTGCCTACTCGCACGCCATTGATAGCGGCATCACCATTTACATCAAGTAAACGTGCAGGGCTGACTGTCCCAATACCTACGTTGCCGTTGACTCCTTCAAAATACAATGGTGTAGTGACAGTACCAATATTTTTCATCTGAAATTGATAACTAACTCCACCGACACCTGGATTCAACGAAATAATATTTAAGTGGTAGTTTGTTGGATCACCAGAGCTGCCCGTAATGCGTAAAGCGGGCGTTGTTCCACTCGAGGCATCCTGCAATATTTCTAATTTCCCCCCCGGACTACTCGTCCCAATCCCCACGTTGCCTGATGCCGACAGCGTAGTAAATGCACCAGCCGCAGGTGTCGTAGCGCCGACAGTGCCGTTGATATTGATCGAGGCCGTTCCCGTCAAGTTCGTGACTATACCGCTGCTGGGGGTTCCCAGGGCTGGGGTTACTAAGACGGGGCTGGTGGCAAATACGTTAGCCCCAGTGCCGGTCTCATCGGTAAGCGCCGTAGCCAGCTGTGCTGACGTGAACGAGCCTAGTGATGCTGCGTTACCTACGCTTGTGACTGCACCTGTGAGGTTTGCGTTGGTAGTCGTGTTCCCCGCAGTTAGACCCGCCGCTGTACCCGTAATGTTTGTGCCAACTAAAGCGGATGGTGTTCCCAATGCAGGAGTGACTAGGGTTGGGCTGGTGGCAAACACCAAGGAACCCGTTCCCGTTTCACCAGTGACTGCGGATGCCAAGTTGGCTG